GAGTATGGACTCTCCTCGGCTGGTATGCCGGTGTATAAGTACTTCCGACCAGACTATCATATGGCTAAACAGAGACTTCGCCATATCAGTAATGGGGTTCGACCCATTATTGTGGGAATGGACTTGGGCCTCACCCCCGCCGCCGTTATCGGACAGCAAGACCCCCGTGGACGGGCACTGATACTTGACGAGTGTGTCAGCTTCGATATGGGTGTGCAGCGGTTCGTGCGGACTATGCTTCGACCTCTGATCTACGAACGCTTTGGCGGGGCACCCATCCTGATCGTCACTGACCCGGCGGGTATTCAGCGGGCGCAGACCGATGAGCGCAGCGCCGTGGACATCATCAAGGCCGAGGGGTTTAAGGTCATACCGGCCAAGACCAACAACGTATCGGCGCGGATCAACGCGGTCGATGAGTATCTGATGCGGCAGGTGGACGGCGACCCGGGCTTCGTGGTTGACCCAAGGTGTACACAGTTGAAGGCGGCCATGATGGGGGGCTACCGGTACAAACCCAAGGGCGACGCCGAGATCGAAAAGAACAAGCACTCACACGTGGCCGAAGCACTTCAGTACCTGATGTTGCACATAGGAAACTCCGGAGAAGGTTACACGGGTGTACAGCGGCGCGAGGTAAAACGCATTGCAAGTGCTGGCTGGACGTGATACTGTCGCCCCCGATGTCTTGCTGGCGTTGGAAGCGTCAGGTAAGCCCCCGTCCCCCGGGGGCTCTTTTTCTTGCTTGTCAAAAAAGTTCGTGATATAAGCTGTGCCAACTCAACCCGCGCTCGCGGAGGGCACATGGCTACCAAACCTTCCACAATGTACTCGACCAACCCGAAGATGGATCAGTCGGGGATCACGGCAAAGCAGCCGCGTTCAGAGTACGTCCCGACAAAGAACGGTGGTAAGGAAGTGCCACTGACTCCTCGCACTGTCACAGGTGGGATGCTCTACAAGAAGGGCGTCATGGAGCAGGAGAACTTCCGCAAGACCGAAACCATCACCCGACCTGAGATGCTGCGCAAAGCGGCTGGCATGGTGAACCAAGGCACCTCTCCCAAGTACGCAATGGATATGCTTGAGGAGCAAGATGAGGCGAAGAACAACTACAACTCCTGCGGCTACTGGGATAAATAATGGCCGGACTGACATTCCTGCGGGTTGTTGACAACACCACTCTTGCCAAGCGAGAGCAGGAGGCGGCTTCTCAAGCGTTGGCCGACAGGCAGAATCAGCCGGTCATACTGGGGCTGACAGCGCACTTGAGAGCCTGCTGGGATGTCGCAGAGATGGCGAAGCGTCCGATCGAGAAGATCATGCTTCGTGCGCTACGTCAGCGCAATGGTGAGTATGAAGCCGACAAGCTGCAGCAGATACGTGCGCAAGGTGGCTCTGAAATCTACATGATGATCACCGAGGTGAAGTGCCGAGCAGCCGAATCATGGTTGCGGGATATTCTCCTCGACAACGGCAGCCCACCGTGGGACTTGGCCGCTACACCCATACCCGACCTTTCACCGACACAAACCAAGGCTGTTCAGGCAGAATTTGCCGAAAAAGTGTTGAAAATGGTCGAGCAGCTAGGAGTTGCACCCACTCCGGAAGAAATGTCGGAACTCAAAGAGATGGTGTCGCAAGACTACCGTTTCCGCATTCTGCGAGAGGCACAGGCAAAAGCCGATCGCATGAAGATCAAGATTCAAGACCAGTTTGCGCAAGGCGGCTGGGAAGCATCGTTCAACGACTTCATCACCGATCTGGTGACGTTCCCCGCAGCGTTTGTCAAAGGTCCGATCGTGCGCCGTCAGCGCACACTGGGCTGGAAACAGGACGCAATGGGTCGCACCGTGGTCGAGCCGATCGAACGCTTGGGCCCTGAGTACGAGCGTGTTGACCCCTTCCGCATCTATCCTGAACCCGGAATCAGTAACCTCAACGAAGGCTACTTGTTCGAGCATCACAGAATGACTCGCATGGAACTCTCCGACCTTATCGGTGTTCCGGGCTACGACGATGACGCTATCCGTGCCGTGCTTGAGATTGGCAACGGTCAGTCGTGGATCAACGAAGATGTGGAACTCCAAAAGGACGAGGAGGAGCGCAAGTACTATGCGTACATGCGGCCAACCACTGAGTTCGATGCGCTTGAGTTCTGGGGCAAAATCTCCGGCAAGATGTTGATCGAGTGGGGTCTGTCCGAGGAGGATGTGCCTGATCCCGCCCGTGAGTACGACGCCAACGTCTGGCTGGTGGGTAACTACGTCATCAAGGCTGTGCTGAACTATGACCCCCTCGGGGAGAAGCCGTATGCCAAGACTTCGTTCATTAAATGCCCCGGTGCTTTTTGGGGTAAGGGTATCCCCGAGATCATCGAGGACCTCCAAGGTGTCTGTAACGCAGCGGCTCGTTCGCTTGTTAACAACATGGGCATCGCCAGTGGTCCGCAAGTTGAGGTTAATCTCGAACGTATTCCCGCCAACGAGGACATAACACAGCTTTCACCGTGGAAGATATGGCAGACGACGAACGATCCGCTGGGGTCGAGTGCGCCTGCTATTCGTTTCACGCAGCCTGAGTCCCGCGCTCAGGAGTTGATGGGTGTGTACGAGAAGTTCAGCAAGCTGGCTGATGATCACTCCGGTATCCCGGCCTACGTGTACGGCGACCTGAATGTACAGGGCGCAGGACGCACGTCGTCGGGTCTGTCCATGCTGATGGGTGCAGCCGGTAAGGGTATTCGTCAAGTCGTGATGCACATCGACACCGATGTGGTCAAACCAATTGTCCATCGTCAGTTCGTCTACAACATGCGATATGACGAGGATGAGTCGATCAAAGGTGATGTTGAGGTCATAGCCAAGGGCGCGATTAACCTCGCGGTCAAGGAAACTGTCAACATGCGCCGCATCGAGTTCCTTAACGCAACCGCCAATCCGATCGACATTGAGATCATCGGTAAGGAAGGACGCGCCACCATCCTGCGGGAAGTGGCGAAAGGGTTGCAAATGCCTGTGGACGAGGTCGTACCGTCTCGGGAGAAAACTGCTTTCATGGGTCAAGTGCAAGCTCTCGCTATGGCGCAAGCCGCACAACAGCCCTCGGAGGCAGGTACGCCGCTCTTACCTGACGGTTCTCCCAAAGGTGGTATGGAAGCGAACACAGTGCAAAGCCGTGTTAGCGGGAGGGCAGCATGATCAAGCCTGACCCTAATCTTGTGAAAGTGATGGCAGCAATGGTGCGTCAGTACCCTGACTTTGTTCATTGGTTGGGAGAGTGGCGTACTCGTGAACTAGAAGCACTTCCACATGCGGCGAACAATACAGCACTGATGCAGGGGCGGTGCCAAGTATTGGGTGAACTATACAAGTTCGCCAAAGAGTCCCCTGAACTAGCGGCAAAGTCATTATAAAACTCGCCGTCTAATCACGCACACCGATAGGAGCGTTCAACATGGCACTTCCAGAGCAAATTCGCAAACAGACCGAGGCTGTACAGGAGTTGTACAAGCAACTCAATGGAGCAGACAACAACACAGGCGATGAAAAACCCGCCGATGGCACTGTCACGCCCACTGAGAACGCTGCCCCCACTCCACCCAAGGCCGACGAGAATCCTGCGCCGAATGATGCTACTCCGTCACCGGGTAGTGAGCAAAAAACCGGTGATGACAATGTGCCGGAAGAAACTGTCTTGCAGAAATACAAGACACTTCAAGGTATGTACAACGCTGAAGTCCCGCGCCTGCACCAGCAGAACCGCGAGATGATGGGCCGCGTACAGCAACTGGAACAACTGCTGGCTTCAATGACAGCAACCCAACAAGCTACGAGCCAACCTGCTCCAGCACCAGAAAAACTGGTGTCCGATAAAGAGGTTGAGGAGTACGGCGAATCGATTGATGTCATGCGCAAGGTGAGCCGGGAGGAACTTACCCCTCTGATCCAGCGTATGGCGCATATCGAAGGGTTGTTGCAGCAGATGCAGGCCAACGTGGTGCCGCAGGTACAAGCGGTAGCGCACAGGCAGCAACTGACGCAGGAGCAGCAGTTCTGGGCAGACTTGGCAGGAGCAGTGCCAAATTGGCGGCAGATTAACGACAACGACGCTTTCCAAGCGTGGTTGCTGGAGGCTGATCCGCTGACTGGCATTACACGTCAGACTTACCTTGAGGACGCACAGCGTTCGTTGGATGCGCTGCGCGTCTCCAATTTCTTCCGTACTTGGCTTGAGAATACTGGACAAGCTGCAGTTGCTCAATCCACCGAACCTGCGAAAGCAGCGGCAACGACTGAGTTGGAAAAGCAAGTGACCCCGGGGCGTTCACGCGCTTCTGGTTCGCCGACCTCGACCAACAATGCGACTATGTATGCGCCAAGCGACATCCAGAAGTTTTTCAATGATGTTCGTGCAGGCAAGTACAAAGGCCGTGAGCAAGAACGGGCTCGTATCGAACGCGACATTTTCGCCGCCCAGCGAGAAGGTCGTATTGTTGCTAACGCCTGATTAGAGGAGTTCTATCATGTCTTATCCTAACGTACCGGGTAAACCGAATTACAGCGGTAACTTCATCCCCGAAATTTGGTCGGGCAAACTGATCGAGAATTTCTACGACGCCACCGTGCTCGCAGCTATCTCGAACACCGACTACGAAGGCGAAATTCGTCAGTATGGCGATACCGTCAACATCCGTACCACTCCGGAAATCACCATCCGTGAGTACGTCAAAGGTCAAACCCTGACCGTTGAGAACCCGGACAAGCCGAAGATTCAACTGGTCATCGACAAGGGCGAGTACTTCGCTTGCGTCGAGGACGACGTGGACAAGGTTCAGTCGGACATTAACCTGATGGATACTTGGTCGAAGGACGCTTCCGAGCGTATGAAGATCAAGATCG